ATATTCAATTTTTTCTTTTTCAAAAATTTTTTTGTTTTCAGACATATATAGTGTCTGAATATTATAATTTTTAAAAGGCTTTAAATCTATCTCGTTGCCAGTTACAAATTTAGCCGAATATTGCACGACAGAGATATCATCTTTATTTTGTGCAATACTCACAAAAGCCTGACATAACACAATTGCTACAATCCATAATTTTTTCACTTTATCTGTTTTTACTTATTTGATATAACCTTTCATCAATTTTATTTAATTGGTCTTTTATTTCAGTTACATCTTCTGCTATTACTTCTTGTTTTTCCTCTACTCTTTTTATAGTGGAACGAACTAATTCATCTTTGTATTTAAATTCTACAGGATTTACAGATGATTCTTTTATTATTTCAATATTATCTGTATTAGTTTTCACACTTGCCTGTAAGGTAAAATAAATGCCAAAGAGAGAACTTAATCCAATCACAGCACCTACAACTTCTTTTAAACTCAAACTAAATTTGCTCTCTGGGTTTAATTCACTCATAATTTATTTTTTTTTATTTCTATCTCTAAATTTTCCATAACATATTGCCATTGCCTGTTCTTTAGGGTGGTAATTGCTTAACTGCGGAACACATCTAGACATAAAATCTGTTTGTTTTTCTCCTTTTTTTGGATTTGGTATTGGCATAATTATAATTTATTATCTTGATATTTAAAATTTCTAAATTGATGGCATCCCTCTCCTTCAACTTCAACTCTGTACTCTTCCCATTTATCCGCTTCTTCAGGGTTTTCCCATAATACATCAACCAAAAATCCTTCTTTTCTATTTCCTAAAATAGCGTATAAATTTTTAGAACTTCCATCTTCAATTAGTGTTCTTCCCATTAATTCGGTTTCAAAAACATATTTACCCACTTTAGGAGTTGTTACTTTTTTTTCTTTTTTCTTTTTTGCCATAATTATATTTTATTATCAGTGTATTTAATTCCATAAAATGAATGAATTCCTTCATTGTCTAAATCTATTTTTTTGTTTTTAAAAAGAATAGGTTCTTCTTCTAAAGTTCTTGACCAAGATACATCTACACAATATTTTCCACCAACTATTCCTAATTCCACTAATGTGTGAGTATAAATAAATTCATCTTCATATTTAGGTAAACTATTTTTAGCTTCTAAATAATCTTCAAAATCATTAAATTCATATTTTCCAATCATTATTATGGTTTTAAAGGATTATCATTTTTAGTTAATTTTTTTGCTAATTCACTTTGTTCAGTAAATGCCATTTGTGATGTGTGATAAATAGAAAATTCATTTACTCTGCCATAAAACCTTCCGCCTGGAAATTCATTTCTAAATGTAACACCTAATGAAACATTATTTGTTTGCCAATCAGGTGGTAATGATGATGTATCAGTATTTCCAACTTGGACACCATTAACCCAAAATTGAGTATATTCTTTATTATAAACTAATGCCACACTAATGTATTTAAATTGTTTTACATCAACGCCATAATCTGTATTTGCTAAATAATCTCCATCAGCATACGCTTTACTAAAAAAAGCAGTATTTGAGTTGTTTCTACGAACTAATGCCCTTAATTGTTTATCATTACCAATAGAAAATCCCATAAAATTAGCATCACTTCCTGCCGCCGCATTATACCAAGAAACACCAACTTTAGCGTTTCCTGATGTTTTATTTAAATCAGCGTCAAATGGGTATTTAAATCTAAAAAACATTATACAACCATTTGGTAATTCTTCAAATATTTGCTCAACTCCACTAGTACCTCTTGCATTAACTATTTCATCTGCTCTTGTTACTGATGCTTGGTTATAATTATACATAACACTAGTCATTCCACCATTAGCGTTTCCACATTCACATTGCATTCCCCACCATAAGCCATTTAGACCATATTGTGTATCAGGACCAAACCTCCAATTTCCAGTGAAATTAGTGTCTGGCTCAACATATCCAAAGTCAACTTGGTAAGATTCCCCTACATCAGTTGTTGTTAATCCTGAGACTCCGACACGAAACCAACCATTTAATTTTTTTTCTACCCATAAAGTTAATTTATATTCTCCATCAGTGAATTTAGTAGCTGTTTTAGTTTGCCAATCCCAAACCCAACCCATTATGCTTCCAGTACTAGATTTTAAGCGCATAGCAAAATATCTAGCATTTATCATTCTTGTATTGTCGTGGCTAGAACCTGTAGCAAATCTAGAGCTTTCGTTTTGTTTAATATAAGCAGATAAAGACCATCCGACATCAGGCTTAAAATTTCCAAGATTTGTAATTGCAATTGGAATATCCGTTAATGCACCTTGCTGTACACCAGCACTATAGTACCAATTATTTGCAAATTGCCTATTCATTGGGTCGGTTAACCCTTCAAATAAAATAGAAGAGGAATTTACAGGGTTTTGCTGTCTAGTGTATTGTCCTACACCTGCTGAAGCCCCTTGAATGTCATTTATATAGTTAGTGCTATCAGCTTCAAATAAATAATCTGGAGTTTTTGGTATTGTTCCATTTTGCAAAAAATAATCTATTCGAGGTAATGGAACTGTGTTGCTAAATGCCAACCTTTTAACTGCACCATATTTATCCCCAACTGTAGCTGATGAATTTCTTTCCACCCCTAATGAAATATCATCTATATCTGATTTCAACCAAGTGGATAAATTTACAGGTGGTAAAAAATTATTATTATTATCTGTATACCAAAAAAATGGAATAAATTTAAGAGCTGGTTTCTTCATCTAAATATATTTTATTTCTACATTCGCTGTTGTTGTCTGATGCCAATTCATTTTTAATATATTTTTTTAATTTGACTAAATATTTTTCTTTAATCTTATATCTACTATTATAATCGATTTTCATAATACCCAACCACCAAAATTAGCGCCTGTTTGGTCAGGATAAGTGTCATCATTAGTATTTTGGTTATATTCAGGATATTTAGATTGGTTATAAATCATAAAATCAATAAAATTATTGGTATAATATTGAGCAATATCTCTATATTTATTAGCTAAATAATCCACTTCAGATTTATCTACAGTTACCGCATTTTCAGATGTATGCTTGTAAACACCACCATTAGCAACAGTGTAGGCTGCAAAAGGCATATAATAAACTAAAGCCCAATAAATTGTCATTGGTTGTACATAAGTTTCTAATAATTCTTTATAATCAGCATTTGCAGGTAAATCTATTCCCAATGCTCCTAATTCTATTAACTCTTGTAATTTAACCATTAATTTAGTCCCTAAATAATTTTGAACTTCTGTATCTTGAGAAATTTCAATATGATACATTAATTTATTTGGGTCTATATTTCCATTTAATACAGAATATCTTTTTAAATCTCGTGTCGTTATAAATAGTACTTTTGCCATTATTCGTATTTGTCTTTATATTTAATACTTGCGTGAGCAGGCATAGACATAGGTGCTTCTTTTGCTTGTTTACTCCCCCAAGGATTCTTTTTGTATGATTTAGGAATTTGCCCTGTTTCTCTATAATTTTTTAAATCTTCAGATACTTTTGCACCACTTTTTCTAACATATAATACTTCTTTCCAAGCGTGGCGACAATAACATCCGCCTTTATATCTAAATAAATCGTAGGGCTTTTGTTTGTGTCCAAACTTTTCGTTTACGCCTTGTCTGCTAGCGTAATCAATGTCTTCTATTCTATAAACCACATTATTATCCGCCAATTGCATCATATTAGTACAAAATGGTCTTGTTTTGTAATCTTGTGAGCCCTTTATATCAGGTTGGATAGAACCTTGGTCAGAAGCTTTAAAATACCTGTATCTAATTTTGTAATTTTTAGAATCTAAATAAGAAAATTTATTTGGGTCAAACGCTATAATATCCCCTCCTCTTAAAATAGTTCTAATTTTATTTAATGTGGTTTCAGGTTTGTTAGTTATACTAGCATTAGCCCATTGTTGAGTGGTAGAATTTTCATAATCAAATTGTCTTTCATCAACTACTTCCCACTCATCATCTATAGTTTCCCCTTGCAAATGTTCTAAAATTGATTTTGCAGTTGCATCGTCTAATTCTTGATATTGTGAACTTAATTCCACGCCTGTTTCTTCCTCTCTAGTGTCATCATCAATATCAGATTCATCTATTATATCATCAACAAAAGACAAAGGTTTTAATGTTTTAAAATAAAGGTCTAAAGCAATACCATTAAAATTTAGAATAGTGTCTATTACTTCTAAAACTTCATCTTGAAATGTTTTTATAACTACATTATCAAATAGTAAAGTGGCATTTTTTATTTCATCAGCGTTATTTCCTAAACCATCATTCCCCTCTCTAATTCCTAAAAGCATTGGACTTGTTACCCTATGTCCAACAATTAATTTTCTAAAACATTCTTCTGCCAAATAACGATAATGTTCTGGAGCATCATTTAAAGGAATATCATCTATAGTGGTTTTGCTTTCAAAATTATCATTAAAAGCTACTATTACTTTTTCCCCTCTTGAGCCTGTTAATTTATTTAAAACATCAGTTTTAACTTGTTGCATTTTTTCAGGGTCAGGCACTCCATTATTAAAGTTTACTACTTTAGTTCCGCTAAAATTATTTAAACAATCATTTATTAAGTAATCTCCAATTTCATCTTCTAATTTCGCATAAGGTAAAGCACCAACATAATCTACAGGGGTATAGTAATGGTGCCCTGGCATATAAGGTTGTAGCACTAACATTTCTATTCCATTTTGTTGGTTTCCAAAACCAAAAGAAGCAAATTTATGTAATTCAGTCCTCATATCTACTTCAGACCAATCTGCAGCGTAAAACCAATGTTCAATTTTACCTTCTTCATTACATTTTTCTGCTCTTAAAGTTTCCATAGGGAAATGTTCGACTTTAACTATTTTTCCTTTAGAATATATAATTTGAAAGGCTGCCATTCCTAACATTTTTCTATCTTTAATAAATTTCCTTAAACAATCAACTTTAAATAAGGATTTCATTTGAGCATATTCTTCGGGTTTTCTGTCAGCATCTAAAGCGTTCAAACCTCTACCATATATCATATTACATATACCATTTATTATTGAGTTGTTAGAGGTGCTATTTAAGTATAAATTAATTAAATAGTTAAAATAATTATTATCTAAACCATATTCAACATATTCTTTTCCTGCAACTTCAACGATTTGTGGCGAAGTATAGGCCGCTAAATTTGTAATAAACATTTCGTTAGTTTTTTTCTTTTTTCTCATTTTTAATTATTATCGTAAATTATATACTGACTTTCTATTGTGTTATCAGTTTTCTCATCATCAGGTGTAATATATTTAGGTGGTTGATTTCTTCTCAAGAATTTACCTGTATTGTCAGGGGTAGCATCTTTATTATCTAAACATAAAATTGTTCCTTTCCATAAAATATTATCATTAGTTGAATTTAATAAAGAAAATTCATACCACCTGTTTTTTATTAGAAAATAATTATTATTAGCATCTAAAAAACCTGTTTCAATTATTTCATAATAAGATGAGGTTGAATAAGTGTGCTGAACTTTATATCTTTTTTTAGTTTCTAAATCTATTGCATATAAATCTCCATAATCAGATGCTTGGCCTGTACCTCTTGAGCCTATATAAAATTCATTATTAACCTTATTAAATGTAGCTATTTGCA